GCAGGCGACTCATAATCGCTTGGTCGCTGGTTCAAGTCCAGCAGGGGCCACCAAATTTAAGCAGTAGATACAAACAATTAGGCCACTCTCGCGAGTGGTCTTTTTGTTGCCTAAGATATTGATGGCGATGAAATGGCGGTGGACTTCTTACCGCCATTTTCTTTAAGGCATAAAAAACCCGCTCGCGGCGGGTTAGTTTAAAGAGGATAACAGGCACTAGCCTTTGAGTGTGGATCGCGACACTTTAGGGGTAACTCCACCATTGGTAACAATAAATCGCTCTACCGATTCCATCGTCACGAAAGTGCAACTGCAATTGATGTTTGTGCACTGATGATAACGTTCTTTGGTATTCTCGCTAAGGTATCGACTCGTACGGGCATGTGCCGCTTGCTTGCACTCAGGACAATGAAACATAACTGGCTCCGCAAATTCACTAATAGTGAATTTATAATACCCATAAAATCACTAAATGGGTATTGTTTTATGCCTTCCCTTCTTCTGTGACATATTCAATATCTGAGGATTTCACTTGCAGCTCAAGCGTCGAAGTGAAACCGTTGCTATTAAGACGATGCACTACCCGGCTGATTACCCATGCTTGATTATCTATAACGTTCTTGAATCCTCTGACTGTAACAGGTATTTCAGGAAACAGATCTGCACGGCCAATTGCGAGCGTGATAGAAAACTCAGCTGCACCACGCTGTATCTCTTCCCATTTGGCCTGCGCCGCACGGATGGCCTGCGCTTTGCTAGCGAAAATGGTCGTTAACTCCAGAACATTTTCCGGTTCTCCAGCCATGTATTCACCGTTTCGTGCGCCCTGATTCCCGCTCGGCTTGCTCGCTGACGGTGTCATAGTGGCATCCGGATGTTGCCAGGAATGTAGATCCTGCTCTTTCGACACACGTTTGAGATGAACGTTTTGGTTTTGCTGACTCGGGTCTTTGGTTTGCAGCCATTTGGCTGTAACACCGCTATACGCCCCCCGATCGGCAATAGTAAATTGATGGCTGTCTCCATCGCCACGTTCTATGACCCTTTGCGGGAAGGGTTTATTACTTGCATTCATCGCACTCCCCTTTTTCAGGAAAAGGAGTTTTCCGGCCTTTACGGAGACAACCGCACCATTTCGCTCGGCCAGCCGCGACAAGAATACAGCATCAGACTCCTGCGTCTGATCGATATGGGGCACCTCAACAGGTACCAAACTCTCGGCTATCCTGGCTATGAGCTTATTCCGCTGAGCAATGGTGTCGACAATCGTCCCAAGCGTTGTATCATGCCAGGACTGCTCGCGACGCGAGTTGAGCGATCCTCGAAAATCAGCACTGCGTGCACGAATGGTGAGAACGTCTGGAGCACCTCGATACGCGATTTCGTCTACGATAAAACTCCCCTTTCCCAGCAATGCCGATCCCTGCCAGCCTAACCACAAACTCAAAGAAGCACCGCGCGGTGGTAACTCAACCAACCCGTCAGAATCATCGAGCTCTATATCAAGCTGGTCAGCTTCAAATCCATTATTATCAGTCATTGTCAGACTGATGAGCCGCTCTCTGAAAACCTCAGTAATATCATCCTTACCGAAAGCGAGCATAAAATCGGGAGCAATGCATGCACCTGCCTGGAGAGTCATTCCCGTTATCATCCCACCAGTCCTCCCGCCCAGCTACCCACTGATGACGCCAGGGTTTCGGCTTGTGCTTTTAAATCGCCATACATAACAACCAGGGATTCATCTACTCTCTTTAAAGTCAGGTTAAACTCGATTTTTCTGGCAGACCCATCACTGTAAAGATCCGTATGAGTATGTGTTACCTTTTCAACCACATACATGCCGTGAATCATTCCACTACCGTCGATCAGTGGCCATGCACGTCCCTCGTTGGCCATCAATTCGATCGCCAAAAGCGATAATTTACCGCCAGTAATTTCTGGGTAGAGCGTACCGGAGAGTATGCGTGTGGTTTCTCCCTCACCAAGAAATTGATACGCAGGTGACTTGCCGATGCGGTTATTTGATGCCCATCGATAATCTTTTGTATATTGCATCGACTGATACGGTAGCGTTCGGCGCTCAAACACAAATAAACCTAATACCATTAACACTGTCTAAATCTCCTCAGTCATGCGAAAAGCTTGAGCGCTGATATGAACGCTCTTGACGAGCGAGGTTATCAACGGCTTCTCTGAGCCGACGGTCTAAATCACTGTTCGGCAGAACATCACCTTGCAGAGTGATGCTGTACTCTCGCTTACTGTTGTCGATAAAAGATCGCCCAGCGGGGGCAGATAGCGGCTGATAAAGCGGATAGCCGCTTAATGTGGATGTCGGCGGAATATAGGTTCCGTCAGGCGTCACGGCCGTGGTTTTCACCTTAGCCTCGGTATCTTCAAGTTGGCCGGACTCTTTTTTGATAATGCCGAGTTTGTCCAATAACCAGCTTGCTTTACTGCTCAGGCTGTTAAAGATATTAAGTGGCGCCATGAGCGCATTGGCCAGTGCCTGGCCAAACATTACCCCCACATTCTTACAGCGTTCGAGCGTTTCTTGTGTCGCCTTTACGGGTTCAAGTAGATCAGTGAACCACTGCCAGATGCTGCCGAGCTTCTCAACGAGAAAATCAAATGCCGGCGCAAGCGGGGAAAAAATTTCTGCCAGCGGAGCAAAAGCAGTACCAAGTCCCTCAATAACGCCGCCAAAGAATGCACTGAGTGGTTCCCAATATTTACGGATCAGCAGGGCTCCACCGACAATCGCCGCCACAACAGCTATAACTGGCCACGTGATGGCCCCAAGAGCTGAGGCGATAGCGCCGCCGGCTAGAGTAAATACTGTCCCCAGCATGCTTGCTGCAGCAATAATGACATTCACCCCGGCAATCAAAGGCCATACGATTTGCCCGACACCTCCCAGCACGCCGACCAGCGCCAGCGTACTCGTGGCAACGTTCAATAGGGTTTGGGTCAGTTCGGGATTTGTCTGAACCCAGCTTGCGGCCATGCCAACCCAGGTGTTTGCCGAAGCCGTCAGACGCCTTAGGGCAGACTCTTCTTGCGCAAAAACATCAATTTTCAGACCATCCAGGGTCGACTGTAGTTTTACTAAATCTCCATTGAGATTATCGGACTTGATACTGGCGATGCGCGAAGTACTCCCTTTCGCAGCGAGCATTTGCTGACGTTTGTTGTCCAGAGTTCCATCACCGGCAGCGGCAACCAGTGTTCCTGCCCCCTTTCCAGCCTCTTCACCGAACAGGCTTTTCAGGTATTCGGCCTGCTGCGCCATATCAAGTTTGTTTGTCTCAAAGGCGTGATAAATATCTTTAAATACCTTCTCGACCGGAAGCTTATTTCCGTTACCGTCGTGTGTGCTGACCCCCAGGGAATTGAGGGCAACAGGCGCCTGGCCTGTCATCGCATCCAGACGGCTCAAAATGGTGTTGATATTACTCCCGGCGCTGGCACCTTTAATATTGTGGTCTGCCAGGATGCCGAGCATCGCCGTTGTGTCTTCAAGACTTTCACCAGCCATTTCCGCACCTGGTGCAACGTTTTTCATCGCCGCAACCAAATCATCAAGACTCGTGCTCGATGAGTGGAGGCTTTGTGTCAAGACATCAGAAATGCGTTCGATCTCTGTTATCGGCAACTTAAACGCCGATTGCACCGTAGAAAGTGCGCCAACAGCATCGCTGGCTGCAAGACCATTAGCTTGCCTCATTGTCACTGTCGAGTCGGTTGCCATGAGAACGTCATTCGCATTGTAACCTGAGCTTGCGAGCACACCCTGTGTTTGAGCTACGTCGACTTGAGAGAGATATCCTTTAGAACCAATATCTTTAGCCTGCTGGCGAAGAGCAGCCATCGTTTCATCATTCTTATCAATACCGAGAGTCGACTGCGTATCCGACATTTGTTTGGAGAAAGCGACGCCCGGCGCAAAAAATTGAGACAGCCCATGGAATCCAGCACTCGCCGTATTTATTCCCGCCGCCCCCGCATCACGTATGCCGAAGGCAAGCGTTTTACCGGACTCGTAGCGGCGCTTTATTGCATCGACTCTTTCCTGCTGCTGATTGACGCGGGAAAGAGCGTCACGCTGCATATTTAGCTGTTGCGTGGTCTGTCTAATCGTGACTTTCACACGCTGTGCATCAGCAGAGAGTGTACGCGTGTTAATGCCCGACTGAGAAAGCTCGGAACGCTGGCGCTGTAAGGACTGGCGCATACCGTTGTATTTACTCTGCAGCTCAGCTGCAGATTTTTTTGCAACATCCAGCGCCTGCGACTGTGCCAGCGTGGGTGCTTCGATATTCTTAAACTGAATGGCCAGTGCTGCCGCCTCCTGCTTCGCTTTTGCAAGTGACCGGCCGGTTAGAGAAAGCTGAGCGCTGGCTTTCCTGAACCCATCAATACGGGCTGCCTGCACGTTGAGATCGCGCAGAGATTGCTCAGAATCACGGATGTCACCCGCAAGGGATTTACTGGCAGTCCGGATAGCATTGAGCGGTCGGCTTGCGCGTCCAACGGCATTAAGCAGCGCCTCAAGTTTCACGTTATTGCTCATAGTGGTTTCCGCTTCGCTGTAGCGCCTTGTCGCGCCAGGTTATGAGTTCGGCCACGTCCAGAGGATACAGCTCGGATGGCGGCCAGTGAAAAATCACAGCAATATCCGCCATCAGGTCATCTACCGACAATTGGTCGGGGAAATTCAGCGAGCCGAAGCAGGTGATAAAAAACCAACCACCTTACCGGCAAGTGCAATGAGATCTGCGGCATCCAGTTGAGCAATCTCATGTTCGTTCAGCGCCGGGTAGGTCATTCGAGGTAACACCTTAATTAAGGCGTCAACATCACAGTTTGCCAGTGCAGCCAATGACACTCCGCGGAGTGTCCCCGCGTTGGGCCTGGATACAGTAACCTGCTCAATTTTTTGCTCACCGCGCATCAGCGGATTGTCGAAGGTCACAACGTTTGAATTTCCGGTATCAATAATATTTTCCATTTGTCACTCCCTCAAAAATAGAAGAGACCGGCCTGCCTGAGCGGCCGGTCAACAACATTACAGGCCAATCGCCTTACGGTGTTCGGCCAGACGGTCTACACCGTCGACCTTCAGCACCATGTTGACGATGTCAATTTCAATGACTTCTTTTCCGTCAATTGTCAGCTGGTAGTAAGCACAATCAGTTGTCATTTTCGTTGTACCGCTTTCGCCCTGCTTGTTCTCACCGCAGTCGTACTCTTTATGACGACCTCGCATCACCACCTCGACGGCGGAAATTGCACCGGTGTCATCGCGCTGATAGGAGCCAGTAAAACGCAGCGGTACGCTGTCTGCACCAGGGGATGCATACTGCGCCCACAGTGCGACATCCGGCAGACCACCGAGCGTCCATTCAAGGGACAGCGCATCATCATCAAGACCCATATCAATGGATACCGAACCCGGCATCCCGCCGCCGCGGTATTTCTCCAGCTTGCGGGTCAGCTTCGGTAAAGTGACGGATTCAACGACGCCCATGTAGCTCAGGCCATCGTTAAACATGTTCAAATATTTTAATTTACGTGGTAACGCCATGCTGTTAGCTCCTTAGCCGTTGACCGAATCTGACAGATTCGCCAGATAGGTATCAGTGATGCGCTGGCGCAGGGTCAGGTTTTCCAGCGGTGGGACGGGGGTATAGTCGTAATCGATATACAGTTTGCCCGCTTTAAGCGTCGCAACATCGTTGGACTCAGGGTCGTACCAGCAGGAGCCATCGACGATATAACCATTACTTTTCAGCTCACGGAACTTGGCATTAATGCCCGCCACGATGTCGCGAATAAGGGTTGGGGTAATCGGTTTATCCATCGCCCACGCATGTGCTTCCGCCATGGTGTCGGCCAGTACCTGCGCGGTACGGGTGTAGTTTTCAAACAGGAAAAGAGGATCATCCGCGCAGGTGCGGTTACCCCAGAATTTGAAACCATCATTGCGGATCAGCGTGGTCACACCAGCCTGATTAAGCAGGTTGGCATCGGTCGCCGGTTCCTGCAAATCCCAGGAAACTGAGGCGCTAACACCGGTGACGCCATTCACGCCGACGTTTGACAGGGTTTTATGCCAGCCGGTTGTCTGGTCGATTTTGGCACGCAGGCCCAGCGCGCGCGCCGTCGCCCATGCGGTATCTGTTGCGTTTGTCGTAGTGTCCCACGCCAGAAAATCGGGGAAGATCACCATCAGCTCACGCTGGCTGAAATTCTTGCGATAGTCGATGGCCTCGGAAATGGTTTTACAGTCCCACGCACTGACATAGCCAAAGGCGCGCAGGCTCTGACAGGTAGCGGCAAGCGCAGTCGCTACTTCCTGCGAATCCAGCCCCGGCACGCCAAGAATGCGCGGCTTAACGCCGGTGACAGTCTGCGCCGTCAACAGCGCTTTCAGGCCGGTGTATTTGCCGTTTTCGTCCGTGGTACCAATGATGTTGGAAATCGTTTGTTTCTGAGCCGCGTCGGGGGCCTCAGGGTCTTCGACACCTTCGGCCACACGTACAACCACAATGACCGGTTTGCACTGGTCAGCGATCGCCTGTAGTGAAGATGATAGTGTTCCCTGTTTGCCGGCTTTACTAATAGCGCTTTGCACATTAGTAATCAGCACAGGTTCATTAAGAGGGAAAACCGTCTCGTCAGCATCGCTGGCCGTACAAACCATGCCGATGATGGCTGTTGAGACAGTGGAAATGGTGCGCACGCCGTCATTAATCTCGATGACCTGCACGCCGTGATGATAGTCGCTCATCCATTTAACTCCGTGGTTTAGTGGTGAGACTATTGTCAACGTCATACCTTGCAAGCGCGACGGGAAGGGGTTGGAGCGGGGATTACACAACAATAAGCCCTCCGGAGGAGGGCTTTATTTATTCGGGGAGTTGCGGCCAGTCAACCGGGCGTGTCACTGATACAGTATCGATTTTTTCAACCTCATCGATGTAATCCAGAACAGCGAACAGTTTTGCTGCTTCGAGTTCAGTTAGTGTCCGACCTGCCTGCAGTTTGAGTTGAATCACACTCACTGACTGCATCGCATCACTGATGAGCATTTGCTTTTGCAACTCCGCCATTGCAGGGTAATCAGGCTCAATAGCTTTAAGTACTGGCATACCCTCTTCGTTCGGCACAATTGAATTACCTTTGGTCTGCCCTTCGATTAAATGCTGATACCAGCTTTGAGAGATGATTGACGCATCAGCAGGCCAGCTTCCTACCGCTTCATAAAGCCCTCTGTCGGACTCAAAGTAAAAGCCAGACAGTTCAGCACTATAATAAATACTATTCATATCAGTACCCTTTAGCCTGAATAATTACAGCGACTTGCCCGATGCTGCCGTAAGCCCTGTTTGCCATGACAACACAGCCCGTATTTGTTTTTGAGATCAGTTGGAACATCCCTTCCGTATTGCTACTACCGTTGGCGTTTAATGTACTGACCGAAACTGATAAGCAGGCTGACGGAAACGCTTTAGGGAATGTGATCGTCTGCGTCGTCTCGCTGGTCATTGTCGCCCCCTGCACCCACTGCTCAATAATGCCGGTACTTCCGCATTGCCACCATCCATTCGCCGCCTTTGATGCCGAGTTTGGTGCAGCAAACGAGCCTTTGGGCTGAAAACGTCCGTCGCTTTCGGCTTTGGTATACGCCCCCGTACGCGGCATATATCCCGCATCTGATTGTGCTTTTGTGTAGTAGCGAGCATCAAAGTTGCTGTAATCTGATGGCACAAATTGACCGGAGCCTGTGATACCACCGTTCACAGCGAGACCGTGCCCCATGGTCACTTTGCCGGTTGAAATTTCGACATAAAATGGACGCAGGCTGTTATATGGTCCGAGCGGGTCGAGGGAGTTTGTCAACATCAGATAAAGTCTGTTGCCGTCGTTTCGCCAGAATGTTCCGTAATTCCCATAGGCAATTCGGTAACTGTTTGCGCTATCACTCATTAACTCAGATCGAAATCTAGCCCGAGCTGGTGTAAGACTGAATTCAGTAATGGCATCCGTATTCCCGGTTGCGATTCTGTACTCTTGTCCCTGAACCGTCTCATGCCAGATGGTATCACCCGTTCCGCCACGCATTTTTCGAAGATAGTTTTTACCTCCGGTAGGCCCACCTGAAAGTGATGAAAAATTGTAGGTTGCCGAGGGAATTCCATCCTGATTAAGCGTTCCAGTCATGCTATCACCAGCTTTTGCCACTTTACTGGTGTCAGGGTTTTTATCAGTGAAAACATACTGATAGTCTTTACTACCCGTCGCGATCGCCCCATCCCATCGAATAGCGACTTTCCCTTTGGGATCGGATGGAATAATAAGGTGACGGCTTTGTTTTACCGCACCACCATCCTGATAAAGCGTGAAGGTATAGGCGTAAGGCCCACCACTCACGGCGTGCGTCCAGAAACCGGAAGGCAAATCCGTCGGGATATTGTCATAACTGTTACTCGCTACAGCTGGCGTTCGGGGTGCTACCCCACCTAACCCCATCCAGCCAGTCACCGGTACTCTCCCGGCAGTCGTGTCTATCATTGAGGTGACAACATCAGCTTTTGCCGCCGTTCCCAGACTCCTTTTAACACCGGCCAGTTCATCATTGACGGTTTTCACCGCTTTCGGTGTCGCGGCGAGCGACTCAGACACACTGTCGGTCGCGCTACTGAGCTGGACAATCCCCTTCTGCGCCGTGGTCGCGTCCTGAGCCGTATACTTCGCGCTGGCAAAGTCATAGACTGCTTTAACCGCTTTCGGTGTGGCTGCAAGCGTCTCAGACGTGCTGTCGGTCGCACTGCTTAACTGCGTGAAGCCTTTTTCTTTCAGCGTGGCGTCAGGGTGGCGACGTGATTGCTCATGCTCTGCGAGCCTGTCGTCGACGTAATCCTGCGTTGCCATCACAAGCGTAGTATCGATGGACAGCTCTACCGTCTCGATATCGCTCACCATGATTACCATCCGCAGCGTCTGCGCGCGCCCTGACCCTTCCGCCAGCTCGGGCTTGTAGCTTTCTGCCATATTGCCTACCGCAATCAGCGTGCCGGTGTCATCGTAAAGCCCCATTTCACGCAGCCAAAAACCGCCGGTCTCTGGCGGAATTACCAGCTCCGCGACGACATAGTTTTTGTGCTTTTTATCCTGGCTGATTTTATTCAGCGCATGACGCCAGACCTCATTGACCAGTTTTGTCTGGCTGGCGTTTGGCTCGGGCAGCGTACCGCCACCATCCCCGACGGCCATCGCCACAAAATTGACTTTCTTCCCGTTCGGGACGCTCGCCGCCGCCAGCTTTTCAGCACCGGCTTTGGTGATAACGGTTTTATATTTTACTGTCATTGTGCTCTCACTTATCCGGGGTAAACCGTGGTGATATCGCCGTCATAGTTCAGGGCGCCGTAATACAGATGCCCCGGAATATCCTGAATAATATTCAGACCAATAAGATGACGGCTGGCTGGTTTTGCATCGGCAATCAGCCTTTCCATTTCGTAATACATTTCCTCGGTGATGCCGGTCTCTAACACGCCGATATCGAGGCGGAATGTGCCGGGCGGGTCGTTCGTTTCCCACCATTCCGTCACGTTAATCAGATACCCGAGCGGCTCGACAACACGGCGCACCGCACCAATCGTCCCTTTGTGCGCATGGATAAACCACGCCGCACGGATCACCTCGCGTTTGGTTTCTTCCGGCCAGCTCTCATCCCAGCGGTCGACAGAAAACGCCCAGGCAAGCCACGGCAGCAGATTTGCCGGGCAGGTATCGGGACTCCAGAGACGGCGCAGGGGGATCGGCGTATTTTCGATATCTGCACAGGCGCGTGCCGCCGCCACCTCAAGCGGCGAGGAGCCGACCGGCAACAGGCGGGCGTCACTCATCATTGCCCCCGATGGTTACGCTATATTCACTGCACCAGGAAGCCTGCGTACTATCGAGTACGATGTCAGCCAACGGTGCGGCCAGCTCAACACGTTGCACCCCCTCAACGTGAAGGGCGGCATAAATAGCCGATTTACGGATATCACGCCCGAGACGGTGCTGGGCGCTGATATAACTCTTAAGCTTCGCCTTTGCTGCACTGAGCACCGGCTCGCTTTCAGGGCCTGGATAAAGAAATAGTGAGGCGTCGACTTTATAGTCAATAATATTTGCCGATTGCACTGTGACGCGATCGGCGACAGGCCTTACGTCCTCATCATTGAGAGCATTTCGGATGACGGCGAGCAGTTCTTCTGAGGCCACGCCATTATTTTCGCGAGACAATACCGAAATGGTCACGTTCGCAGGCTCGGGGCTAATAACAGAAATATCCGCAACCCTGCCGTCAGCACTGCGGCCATGAAATTGATATGCACCGGTTGAGCCAGCCACACTCATTCCCTCAAAGGCTTGCTGGATACGCAGGCGATAATCGGTATCAGCTTCCATCACCGCAGGCGTGGGCGGTAGCGAGGACTCATCTCCTGGGGTGATGACAAGACGTGTGACGTTATAATTTGCACCAATATTATCGAGATCATTTCCGGCGGCGTAGGCCAACATGACCGCACGCGCCGCTTCATTAACATGCTGACGCCAGATGACTTCCCGGTAAGCATTTTCCTGCAACAGCTTCACAATGGGCTCAGATTCAAGCGTCAGAGTACGTGCAATAGCCTCCTGCTGATCTTCGGGATACAGGGAGATGAGGGTCGCCTTTCGTTCTGCAAGAAGGATTTCATAATTCAGCTCTTCCACGACATCGGGGGCGGCGAGCTGGCTTAGATCTACAATAGCCATAACGTTTAACTCAGTGGAATGGTTAGGGAAAAAGGCTGGCCTGAAGTCGAGCGTGCGCCAGTAATATCGACAAACAGCGCTCCGTCATCGTTAGGGTGTTCAAAGATGATGGTCGAGAGACTCACACGAGGCTCCCACTTCTGAATCGCGGAGTAGCACGCAGCCATAATCTGCAGGCGCAACGCCGGGGTATGCGGCTGGTCAATCAATGCTGACAACAAGGATCCGTACTCACGTCGCATGACGCGTGAGCCAACCGGCGTGACCAGAATGTCGCGCACGCTTTGCCTGATATGGTCGGCCTCAGAAATACTGAGTCCGGTTTGGCTGTTCATTCCAAGATAGCGCACTGTCATTTGGTCTCCTTCGTCCAGCTCCCGCCGCTCTGCACATTGCCGTGTGCATGGTCATCCACCTGCACGCCGTTGGAGGTAAATTTCCCGCCGGTGTGCTCGATGTCTCCTCTCATCGTCCCGCCCTTCTGCACTTCGAGTGAGCCGGTAATCAGCTTGTTGGTACAGACCACCTCGGGTGTATCGAGGGTGATGCGGGTTTCAGCTTTAACCAGCACAACAGGGACGCTGGCCGTGATGGACTCGCTAGCCGTGATGTTGGCGGTTGTGATCCCGGAGACAGTAAGCGCCCCATTTTCTGGTTCGTACTCAATCATTGCCCCATCAGGAAATGAGACGTGAAACGCATCAGGAGAAGCAGAGGGGGCAGGATGGTCATCCGAGAAAATACCCGGTAGCACAAAGGCGGTGTCGAGCTCGCCGCCAATGGCAAGAACCAGTACCTGCTCGCCAACGGAAGGCGCCCACCACACCCGCGCGCGGCCAGCACGACAGGTCAGCCAATTGAGCCACGTAGTTTTCATCCCTCCGGTCTGGACGCGACAGAGCCCCTCCTGAAGAGAGACATCTGTTACTACGCCGATGCGGATAAGATTACGGATTGCACGAGCGATACCGTGGATTGAAGTTAGCGTATTCATGAGGAGAGAATGCCGAGGGTTCAGAGCAGCAGCAATGAGGCTAAGTTTTCTGCTGGATGAAACAACAATTTGCGACCGCAGGGCATGATAATTTACAGGCGTAAAACAACACCCTGAGCGCTAAACACGCTATCGCCGAGAAAAGACAATCCTCTAAATATAAATCCAGGTCATTAAGTTCATTTCAGAACCCATACGGTATCGTTTTTACTCAGACTTCTATCACCTGCAATTTACTCACTCCACTGGCTGACGAGTTCCCCATTAATGTACAACTCTTTAGGCCGAGTAACAGGTGCAGGTAACGGTGGTTCAGGAGAATAACTGGCGCGTAATGTGCCATTTTCCTCTGTGACAAGAATCCGCTCGGTCAATTGCAGACTGAAGCTAATATCTTTACTTTCATCATCATTCATGACTATCTGAAAGAGATAGCCATTTTTACGCCCTTCATCCAGCGTGAAAATATCAGGTTGATTTTCCCGAAGCCAAGCTAACAGCGGCACGAAAAGTTGATTGGATTCGCCGACAAAATTTTTAACAAGACCTTTCAGGGTATATTTCTTTTCAAATGATAATGAGACGGAGAGACGTGCATCAATATTTCCGTTCTCAACAGAGAAGCGCAACATTTCTGGGTGAGCACTTAGCTGTGGAATAGCGTCAATTAATGCCTGACGTAAGCTATTTGGTTTATTCATTACTTTTACCCTGACACTCTTTGATGGTTTCGATTTGCAGCGCGCAGGTAATCAATGCCTGCTCAAGCCTGCGTATATCTGCACTGAGATCGCCATTAGTCATCGGTTCGCTGCCTGGCATTGGGCATGAGCTCACTCTCGGGCAGGTGTTGTAGACAGCGTGCAGCGGAGGCACAGCCGGTGCGGGTGTGCAAGCGGCGCACCACATCAGGCAGACGGTCACGGTACCAACGGCGTAAAGTTTCATTTTCATTCATCAACCTTGTAATAGTCTCCTCACGCTTTGCCCGCTGCTCACTCAACATTGAAAGTTCGTCACGCAGCCTGACCTGCGCGTTTTCATTATCTCGGGCTACTCGCAGTGAGACAGAGAGTTGATTTTTCAGGTTTGCAATAATGTTTTTTTGCTCGCCAGCAACTTGATTTACTTTTTCGAATGATCGAGAAAGGTTCTGATTTTCGCGGCTCAACCACAGTACTGAGGCAAGCAGCCCGGCCAGTATAAGTAGCAGGACTTTCATGGAATCCCTTTGATGCAATATGCTTTTTCCCGTATACGTCGATTCTCAAGACCAGTATTCCTGATACCTTTCACAAATACCCAGCGCGGAAACTGATCGCATGCCTGCTGCCACTGCTGGCGCTGAACAAATGACATCAGCGTCGACCGGCATGCGGCTCCCGCGCCAACGTTAAAGGCAAAACTCACCAACGAGTCATATATACGAGGGGGTATTTCGGCTGACACACACGCAGAAAGTCTCTTCTCGACATTGCGCACATCAGCAACAAGATTTACAGCCGCTTCGCGTTCACTGATATCTTCTTTTGGCACAACGCCAGCCGTATGGCCAATACCTGATGTCCACACACCCGCACTGCACTGATAAGGTCTCAGCCGACAGCCCTCAAGATCGGCAATCAGCGCTAATCCCTCAGGAGACGTTTTCAGCAAATGAAAGTCCGGCAGCAGGGCTGCGAACATCAGCACGCTGGCTACACTGCAGCGCTTAATGATTGAATTCACGAATCGCCTTCTCATCAAACCCGAGTGAGGTCAGATAACGGTATGTTTTGCGCTTAAACCAGTAATTCGTCAGCGCCGTAAAAATGGCACACATCCCCCCCACGTAGAGTGCTACTTTTTCAGGTGACATTGCCCCAAAATAGGCGAGGCAAACGGCTAACCAGTAAGCTACAAACGTGGTGATTTTTTCCAGACTTAGTCCCATAAATGCACAGCCTCAGCTTTTGCTGCGCTATCAACCTCAGGAATTTCAATCGCCTTGCCGTGTGGCACAATAACGCCTGAAGCAGCAAGACCGGGATTTGCTTCTAACACTGTTTCAACGACGCCCTCTGTACGCCCGTAATAACGCGCACAAATAGCATCAAGCGTGTCCCCCTGCATTGCGTAGACCTTCATCAAATGCTCCCAACAAATGGATTTTCGGATCTAAGATAGTTTCCAGAGCAGGTGTTAAATCGGCTACTGCTTACAGACGTGCAATCACGCGCACAACATTCCTTTATCGCTGGAAGCCCTCATATAAATGACAAAATACATAATGCCCGCCACTGATGAGACAATGAGCAGCGTAAATAAAATCAGGTGAACGTAGAGCTACAGAAACGGAACGCTACAACTCTGGAGTGGAAAAATAAGGTTGGGGGCGTGCTAACATATACTGCATTAACTATGTTCGTATCAGCAGCCCCTGTTTAGGGATATAACCTTTGATGGGCTGAGTATTAATAGCTATCGCCAGCTCTCATCTTCCCAGACTTCCTGAAGAATATTGTCCAGGGCTTCACGGTCGGACTCTTTATCAAAGCCCCTCAATTCTACACCTGTCACAGAACCCTTTTTAACGGTGACATGCGTTGATGGGAACAAAGAATGAATTCGTCGGGTCAGCTCATATTGAAAGGCATCAACCATCGTCTGTCCTATTTTTTGTTCTTGGTCTAAGGCGATATTGACTTTCACGTAGCCTCCCCTCTTTTTTAATCTTTCTGGTGCAGGCGTTGCTGAAAAGACAACTGTAAAGGCATTGCCTTTCATCAAGTTCCCTCTCGCAATCTCAGCGATTAAATTCAGGGCAATTTCACGATCTCTTTCCTGGCAAGTTCCTTCAGCTGTCAGACGGGCAATCATCTCGACTCGCTCAATCATAACTTGCTCGTTTAACTCTCTGTCCACACAACCTCCACCATGAGTAACTGTATATACATACAGTAGCACGTATTACTAAAAGCTGGGAAGAAAAAAATCAGAGGTTGCATATGTATCTTCATGATATCGATGGATATTAATGGGATGAACGCAACCTTCAACGGCTAAAAACACTTCGAATTTCACTTAATTCGGGTTCAAACTCAGCCTTCAGACGAAGCGTTCACTGGCGTTGAAAGGCTTTGCAAGTCGTCTGGCCAACGCGCTTGATCAACCTGTATCTCACGCCCGCAATAAATATCAATATCCTGCTCTGGCAGCCTGAGTTGAGCCTTCAATAGCCGCCTTTTACGTAGACCTAAGGGCTTTGATAAAGCGAATACCGGAGGATCGCTTTCACTCTCCGTACAGTTAATGACAGAACTCCAAGAGGGCGCAGGAGCGCCCTTAACGTCAACGGCCAAATCAACGGCCCGCTTCGGCACAATTTTCCATTGTGTAAGCCGGGTTAAAATTGGAGTACCTGCACCGACGGCGGAATCGTACACGCCACGAATACAAACGATTTCCTCGCCATACTGGTTAAATTCGGTGCGAGGCTCATACAGCGTGCGCACCTGCAAATCATCGCGACGGACAAACGGCCCACCCTGCGCATTAACGTAACCAGCCCAGTCACCAGCGTCGGCGGTATCGTGGACGGCGGCAAACTCAACGCTCAGGCCGTGCGCGGTCTCGGTATCCGCGAGACGACGCAACTCACGGTAGACCGTCACTGGCGCACCGCCGATAAATTGAAACTGACGAATGTGCCAGCGCGCCGCCCATGCAGAAACGGAAGAAGCGGTCTCTTTCAATAGCTCACCGCTTTCGTCATCGGTTTCACCCTCAAGAGCATAACCGTCGATATTTTTGGAAATGTATTTAGCGACATAGCCGGTCGCGCTGCCCTTTGCCGGATCAATGACCTCAGCATGAAAGCGTGCCTTTTTAGCTTTATCACTTCTCAGTTCCTGGCAGTCTTCCTCCCACGCATAATCGCGAATGATGAGGCGCACGCGCTCTGCATCTTCTGGCAGCATGAACATAAGCATGTGCCAGTGTGGCGTACCATCATGATGAGGCTCAGCAACACGGATACCGAAAATACGGATGTCTTCCCGGTGCAGCCTGGCGCGAATACGCGCCCACAGGCCGGTGAGATAGCTCTGCGTGTCCGACGGGCTGGCTCCGTTCCATTTGCTGTTACGGTAGCCCGCTTTTGTTGTTGCGTGATATTTAGACGGCGCAGTCAGGGTGTAAAACTCCCCGACATAACCAAGCTCATTGCAGATATTTTCAAACCCACGGATGCGGGTCATTAGTTCGCAGCGGCGTATCGCAGGGTTAGCGACCGAACCGTCGTATTTTTCAATCAGGCTGATGCGGTTGCCGTCTTCGTCTTCAAGATCCAGCCCCTTGAGAAATTCACGCGTGCGGCGCTTCTGCTCACGCCAGTCGGTCACGCAGTTTTTACTCGCGTAGGCGTGCCGTTTTTTGCTGACATTGCCAACGGCAATTTGCAGGTGTTCGCGCCATGCAGTCGCAATACGGCGCAAACGACCACGCCACCACACTTCACTGAACATGCGCATTACTGCCGGTGCAATGACATCCTCCCCGATATATTTCTTTGTGACTTTCTCCCAATGCGGCGGAGTAATGTTGAATTGCAGGGATATAAAACCGGCACGCATGTACCAGGTGTACAGCGTTTTAAGCTCGCTAAACCCAATGTCGTCAATGTTAGCCAGTTCAGCGCGAATGAAATTAGCAATATCAGCGGCCAGCAGGTCAATATCGGCGCGCGACATGTCCGGGAGGCGGTTATATCTGGCGACCATATTGACCATGCGTGATGCCAGATATTGCATAATCTGGGTATCAAAATGACCACCAAAAACAGCAGCTGATACATTGCGATTAATACCCGTACACTCGTATTTTTTTGCGACCCGCTCAACGCGTGGCAATGCCTTTTTGCAAAAGCTGATTAAAAAAGCGTTGGCTCGTTGGCTGCCCTTATTTTTTTCCAGCAGCGCAGCAGTGCGGTAAATATCAAAACGCACGCACTCCGGCTGGAGAGAAAGCGCCTTTCTCGCATGCAGCAAAGCCGCGAACATACGGTCGCGGCGATACTGTTGCTCATAGGTCAGATATGGGCTGGCTATTGCAGGTCGCGCTGCGTTCCATGGGTAAGCGAGCTGAATAGCCAAGTCATCCAACCCGATAATTTCTGTTTTTTAGCTCTGTGATTTCCTGGCAGGTCACACAATATGCCACCCCAGGGATGGCAATGCGACGAGCCTCTGGGATTGGGCTATCACAGGCTTCGCAAATGAGACGAGAAGGCGCAGTAATTCGGCTACGAGCGCTGTTGATGTAACGCTCACGCTCTTCCAGCTCGCGTTGCTGTGCGAGATCCATTGCGTCAGCCATTAGTGTTGCACCTGAGATTCGTACTCAAGATGTTCAGCCTCGCCACGCAGCAACTCCGCAGCTTCGGTACTATTCAATCCCTGGTAACTAATATGGAGGGCCATTGCTTTAAGGCGTTTAGAAAAAACCAAAGCGTGCGCTTTACGCTCTTCATTTTTAACGTCAGACAGCAATACCGCCAAACTATCGGGATCTGTTTCAATTTTATTGATTTCGTTATTTCGCATTATGTAATCTCCTGAATTTAGGCAAAGGGATACCCGGTGGGTTTACACCAGTGTATTTTTTTTGGTTAATTCGGCATGGTTAGCCGTTTGGGAAATAAACTCACTACTGCACGGAAATGATTCATTGCAGTAATAAGCGATTTTTTCTCATCATACGTCAGTGAATTGAATTGCAGCTCATGACGAGCCACAGGGAGTTTTGCGAGATAAAAAATAGCTGCCAGCGCGCGAATATTATCTTCATATAAGGGGTCGTGCTTCTCACGCATTTTCTCGATAAAACATTCCAGTTCTTTACTGTTGCAACCCCAATATTTTGCACGCAGTTCTGCCACATAATTGAGACCCGCCAAACGCTCACTCGTCTTGAGTGGAACGGTTGCTGAATCAGCTTCAATAGCCATACTTTCTCTCCTTATGAAAGGGGGGTTCCACTCTCGGTACACCCTGTAGCTTCAGGAATATGAAACGCACAGTGAAAAGAAATGAATCAATCAGCTATCGAACTTACTCAGATGGCGTCATGCACCGATGATGAGCTGAAAACGGGAGTGCCCTAAAGCTTTACGCAATTGCTCTTCTTTCCAGCGAGCGTAATAGATGCGTATCGGGCCACCGGCTTTCTTGCAGCCCTTGCGGATGGTGCGAGGTTCAATAGGTACACAAGGGTTGTCACCGGTTGTCCAGCGATAAGCGGTGCGTTCAGATACCCCCTCAAGCACTGCGAACTGTTGCAGAGTAACGATTGGAGCAGGCACTTTGATGATTGCGATTTCAGAAGCCATGTTGCATGATTCCCATTTGGATAATGTTTGCAATCAATGGTCTCTGTTTGCCAACCTCAGCCATTGATTTTCCTGAATTAGCAACAATACTAATACCCATTTGAGCATTAGTAAACACCCAAAGGAGTATATATTGATCCTTGATTCTCAAGTGAACAATGATGAGTTACTGGACCGCATCTGCCAGGTATATGGATTTAATCAAAAAATCCAGCTCGCAAGGCATTTCAACATTGCGGCCAGTTCCCTTCAAAATCGCTACTCTCGTGGCACAATTTCGTACGATTTCGCCGTACAGTGCGTTCTTGAAACGGGGGCAAGCTTGCGATGGTTACTTACCGGGGAAGGTTTGCAATATGATGGAAAGCCCGCCGCAACGGATCCCAAAGAGATCGCATCATTCACTTTAAGTGATGGTGAACTCGTTAAAAATTCCACTTTAAGTATTGATGCTAATTTTTTTAGTAAAGCGCTCAAAGACGGTATCGCTGTTCGCACCGAAGGCAAACTGCACTTTATTGAACAAGATGCGGCTCTGACTGACGGTCTCTGGCTAATTGATATTGAAGGAACCATCAATATCCGCGATTTGACTTTGCTTCCAGGTAAGAAGCTTCATGTTGCGGGTGGAAATGTGCCTTTTGAATGCGAAGCCCGCGAGATAAAAACGCTTGGTCGTGTGGTAGGTATATACAGCGAGATTAAGTAATGACTGTCCGTAAAAACCCTGCTGGAGGCTGGATTTGCGAGCTTTATCCGAATGGGGCAAAAGGCAAACGTATAAGAAAAAAATTCGCCACCAAAGGCGAGGCACTCGCCTTCGAACAGTACACCGTACAAAATCCCTGGCAGGAAGAGAAAGAAGACAGACGCACGCTAAAAGAGCTAATTGATGCGTGGTATAGCGCACACGGCATAACTCTCAAAGATGGACTAAAACGTCAGTTAGCAATGCACCACGCCTTTGAGTGTATGGGTGAACCACGCGCCCGTGATTTTGATGCGCAGATGTTTTCCCGCTACCGGGAAAAGCGGTTGAAAGGTGAATATGCCCGTTCAAACAGAGTGAAAGAGGTATCACCCCGCACACTCAATCTTGAGCTGGCCTACTTTCGAGCAGTATTCAATGAGCTGAACCGCCTAGGAGAATGGAAGGGTGAAAATCCGCTGAAAAATATGCGCCCTTTCCGCACCGAAGAGATGGAAATGGCCTGGCTAACTCATGATCAAATCTCGCTGCTACTCGGAGAATGTAAACGGCATGACCACCCTGATTTAGAATCTGTGGTAAGGATTTGCCTCGCCACAGGCGCCCGGTGGTCTGAGGCTGAGGGCCTCAAAAAAAGCCAGCTCGCGAAATACAAAATAACCTACACCAACACGAAAGGCAGAAAAAACCGCACTGTCCCCATCAGCAAAGAGCTTTACGACTCCCTGCCCGATGAAAGAAAAGGTCGGTTGTTTAGTGAATGCTATGGCGCGTTCCGGTCTGCTTTAGAAAGAACAGGCATCGAACTACCGGCAGGTCAACTTACCCATGTTTTGCGCCACACCTTCGCCAGCCATTTTATGATGAATGGCGGAAATATTCTGGTCTTGCAGCGTGTCCTCGGCCATACCGACATCAAAATGACAATGCGATATGCGCACTTTGCTCCAGACCATTTAGAGGATGCCGTTAAGCTCAATCCTTTGGCGATGAGTGGCGATAAAGTGGCGGTCGAAATGGCGAATAATGGGTAAACCCTGGCAAACAATGGCAATGTATGTCAATGATAATCAAAATAAACCATTGTTTTTCGGTTGTTACTGTAGGAACTCATAATCGCTTGGTCGCTGTTCATGCCCAGCAGGGGCCACCAAACATAAAGGGCTTACGCCAAAACGTAAGCCCTTAGTTTTTTCAGGATTTCTGAATCAGCGCCGTGGATAACTCACACGAGCTCCCGGAGTTGCTCCTGCATATACGCAGAAAAGTATTCAGGGTTCTTGATAACGACGTGGTCAGTTGAGTTAATTTTCTCAGCCCATCCGGCGACTTTTTTGGTGAAGTCCGGATCCCATCCCTCCTGGCTGCCGCGCGCCATCACATCAGCGGCGCTGGCTGGTGTACCCAACTCTTTCAAATACTTGAATATTCCCTTCGCGGTACT